TCTCCATTTTTGAATATGTGTATCAGTTAGCCCTGCGACAGTATTAACTCTTGGTACAAGATACACTTCTATCTCAGGATTTTGTTCTAAGATGAATGGTAACGATTCAATAATTGGAGTGCATGGAATTTCATCGGCGTCGATTTGAAAAATATAATCACCTGTACATTGTTCTTTCAAATGATTCTTAAATGATGCAAAATCGCCTCTTAATGGATTAAATATAACTCGGCAATTTCCTTGTTCATTGTGTTTCATGATATACTGCCAAACCAGTCTTTTATCTTGGGGCATATCGTTAAGATCATCTAATGATAAATCCATTTGAACTACGATTTCGTCTTGCGATCGTTTATGTTCTAATAAAAAGATTAATAATCGTTGAATTTCAATAAATTCATTACAAACGGTTATAGCATAACTTATTTTCATAATATATTATATGTTATTTTAAATTATTCTCCAACCTTTTGTAACTTAGGCAATTGTACTTGTTTTAGCTGCGGTAACTTAAGTTCTACAGATTTTGGTATACTAGATACCCCAGCGCTTACAATTTGTAAAACGTTTTTATAGATATCAACAACGGCGCTTTTAGTAAAAGTACTATTAACAAAATATCGTTGACGTTTTGCTATATCGCACCATTTTTTATAATTCTTTTCTACTTCTTTTAACATTTTACCAGCATAACCATAATCTGGCGTAAACCATTTTGCGTCGCCTATTAACCATTCATTTTGCGCAGATGGATGTATTGGGGTTAATACACCAGGTACAGCACAAATAAAATCTTTCTTTAAAAAATCTGCCTGACCCGAGTAATGCGGAGCAATAATTGGTTTTCCCGTAGTTGAAAATTCTAACAAAGGACGTCCGAATCCTTCTGCTTTGGTAAATGATACCATTGCTTTTATTTTAGGATGATTATACAATGCATTCATTTCTTCATCGGATAATTCTCCATGTAATATGTATACGCTAGGTAATTTTGCGTTACCAAACATTTCACGAATTTGATTGATTTTATTTTCAATTTCCATTCGATCCATAATACTATATGTAGCACCGCTAGTTTTCATAACCAGTGCAGGTGCAGATTTTGTATTTTTATAAGTTTCAAAGAATCGATGAACTAATCCACTTAAATTTTTACGATCTTCTCCTAATTGCCCCGTTAACCAATGCCCAACCGTTAAAAATGCAAATGATTCGTTAATTTCATTAAGTTGCGTAATTTCTGTAGTTACGTTCTTTGTTGAATATATATCTTCATTAAAATATTCAGGAATTACTTGCAAGTTAGTAGTTATAGTTAAATTATGTTTCTTTGCGGTGTTTTCGAATACTTGTTTGGTAAACGTACTAGGAACTATAGTAACTTGCATTCGATTAATACATTCAATCCATTCTGGTTGGCAAATGTCTCCTTCAGTTCCCGCCGTTACTCCTACATTAAATTTTCCTACTGCTTGAAATTCATTTGGAACTGAAATTTGAACCCATATATCTGGTTGTTCGGTTAATGGCAATGGTATAATTCTTAATTGCCAATCCGTAGATATTGGATATGTCATTGGTGTATGTCCCCATGGAAGTGAAATTAATTTTACATCCCAATCAGAATCACCATGTTCTATAAAATTTGATATAATTTCACGTGCGTGGTGTCCGTAACCACTTTGTGTCGCTACTGGCGACGCTATAACTACTTTTCTCATTATGCTACTATTCCTGTTTGTTCGTATTTGGCTGCTTCTACTTTATTTAAAGTATATAATGGTCTAGATTGTTTATGAATACTAAATAAATAATCAAACATTTCAATCATTTTGTTACCCATTTGTTCGGATGTTAATCCATTTTTTAAACAAAATTCTCGTCCTTCTAATCCGTAAGTTGTTCTCCATTCTAAATCTGTGTCATACCACAACTTAATCGCGCGTGCCACATCTTCAAAATTTACTCTATCGTCGAAAATGTAAGGAGTTAATGGAGATCCTTGTAACGATCGATTACTAGGAAATACTGGTTTAACCCAATTTCCATGATTCTTATAACGTCCGGTATGATTTGTTGAAAATTCTCCATTAAAACGAATCCATTCGTCATTTTCATCTGTAAAACCACATTGGTCTTGTAATCCGCCAGTTACATTGTTAATAATTGGAGTACCCGAAAGCATTGCTTCAGTTGAACTAAGACCCCATCCTTCGTTTGATCCGATATTTACTACAACATCTGCTACATTATACATTGCATTTAAGTCTTGTGCAGATAATTTTTGTTCGGAAAAAATAACTTTACATGTAGGAGCTAATGTGTTTGCTACAGCACGTAAATCAGTTCCATTTTCGTCGATAGGTTGAGTGTGCATTAGTAATGCGACCCGATTTTTTTGCTCAGCTGGTAATTGATCTACAAAGTGTTTAAATGCTAAAACTAAATCACCAGGTTGTTTTCTTCGTATATTTCTATTATTCCAAAATACTACAAAATCTACATCATTTTGTTTTTTAATTTGATTAAACATTTTTTGATATAAATCATCAGTTTTATTTAAAGGTTTAAATACATTATGATTTAATCCATGCGGAACGAACCCGGTAATAATTTCATTCCATTTAATATCTGCGGGAACAGAATCTCCGGCATCATAATCTACAACGCCAAATCCGTTCTGTTTAAGTACTTCTCTATGGATATTGTCCGATTGTTTGCTAATTCCCATAATCATATCGCAACTACCGTAAAATGGTGCGTTCCACATTGGATATGGCAAATCGTCCCATATAGAATAATATGTGATAGGAATTCTAAACGTCGTTTTAATTTCGTGTTCTAATGCATATAACCAAGTCCAATAACGAGGATCGGTAAAATGTAAAATTGCGTCGGGTTGTTCTTGATTTAATATTGCAAATAAAATGTTTCGATCACCATAACCATTCCATGGAATTAATTTTACTGATGCATCTTCAATTCCAGTTTCGCGTGCTACATCATGCGATAAATCAAATGCTTTACCTGCATCTGGGTGTTGTAGTGCTGCACCTAGCTGTACCCAATCAAAATGTTTGACTGTATTTAAAATAATTTCTTTGCTGATAGTTCCAATTCCAGATGGAAGACGAAAATCATCTGCTAGCAATAAAATTTTCTTTTTTGCTGGTTTGTTTGGATCAATTTTTTTTAATTTCGGTAATTCCATGTATAACCTTTTTTTTTATTTTATAACTTATATTAATAAATATATTAACCTAGTATAACTACCGGTTTATTTAATTTGTTGATATTACTATATGCAGTTTTTAATACCGGATCTAACTGTTCGTCGTTTGTCATAATAATCATATAATCACAATGTTCTGCAATTAATTTCATACGATGATGTAATTGACTAAAATGGTATTTTTTACCATAATACGATTCTGGCATTGCTGAGTACAAATTATATCCCGAAAATGATGGGTTGAATTCTTTATAATCGACGCCAAACTCTAAAGAATATTTTCTAACCATGCTATTAGCACCTTCATTTCCGCCAGCACCAATTATCTGCAGATCTGCGGAAAATTTACGTTTCAATTCTTGTAACGTTTGTTGAACTTTGCGTTTATTTTGCCAACCCGTATTTCCTATAACTGCTACTTTTGTCATATAGTCTTCTCATATGAAAATCTAACACCTTTTGGCATTTGATTGTTATAAGCAATACGCAATCCAGTTTCTAATAATCTTCGATTTTCTTTGTTATTAGGATCATCGATATCAGTTAATAAAACATATTCACATTGTTCCCATCCTACATAAGGACTACGTTTTTGTAGTTCAAACTTATATACGTATGCGTGTTTATGTTTAAATTCAATCATACTATAATATAATTATTTTTCTGTACGAATCCTATTTTCGCGAGGACAATTTACGTAATCGGTCTTGAACGGACAATATTTGCAATGCGTGTCACCCTTGCCGGAAATTGCCATGTATTGTTTATCTGCTAATTTGTTTCCTTCTGAATCGAAACAATGTTCTACAAATTCATCTATCTGGCGCTGAACTTTGCGTTGCGTAACGGTACCTGAACTGGGTCTAAATAATTGAATACGTTTTTGTGGAAACATGGACTCTTCAACCATTTTTCGTTTAACGATGAAGAATTCAACTATGATATTTTCTTTTGGAATGCCAAATTGTTCAGAAAATTTATTTTTATAAATTACCAATTGTGCTGCTTTTGTAGGATCTGCCTTTTGATGTTTATTCCATCCAGATCTACTCGTTTTAATATCAAATACGTGTATCGTATTAGTAGGTATATGACGTATAACTAAATCTATAAATCCGTAAAGATATACCGATGGGTTGTTTGGGGATGCTGGTGTGCATAATTCAACTTCAATGCCTATTAATTCCCAATCTTTAGTAGAAAAATATTGTTTGCGTCGTTTCTTGAACCATTCCAATATAGCAACGCCATCTTCTAAATATTCTGCCAATTGCAACGGATTAGAAAAATGTTGACCCATTTCTTGTACACATTTGGCATATTCTTCCCGAAGCTTGTTAGTTAATATGCTACGCAAATCTAATGCTTCAGCACGTTTAACTGAATCGGTATACATAACTTCAATAAAGTATTGAAATGTTTCGTGAAATGCCGTACCGAAACATGTATCAATTGATGCTTGAAATGGAGCCAATCCGTCGATATATGCTAATTTCCAAGATAATGGACAACGATCATACATTGACCATTGTGAATAAGATATTTTTCTAGGTACCGTATTAGCATCTCGTAAAGACAGTTTATATACGGGATTGATATAGTTTCCACTTTTCATACATATAATATATGAAAAAAATTATAAGATTCCAAATAATATATTTTTAAAATCTACACCAACAATGCAAATCAGGATATTTTTTGCTTATTAAATGCAACCCGCTACCATCTTTACTAACAGAATAGCTCCACTCTTGTGCTTCATACGTACGTTTATCTATCGATAAATCATATGTTGCAATGTATATAACATTAACATCTACAATACATTGATATTCTATTTCTGCAATTTTTTTATTACACGTTTTTAGGATACCAGATGTATTTTCAATACAAAAAGATTTAACATTGTAAATTTGCGCTAATGTTACTGTACAAATTAAATAAAATGTTACTAATATTAAATATTTCATTTCTTTACTATATTATATAAAAAAATATGTTAAGAAACAACCGGATAGTAAAAAAGTGCTAACATTGCTGCTAGCACATGAATTAATTGAAAAGAGCTAAATTAGGATTATTTAAAATAGCTACAAATCTAGTAGCTAGCATTGCTTGTGTAGCTTCTTTATTTGTTTGCAAATCCCATAGTATGGGCATATTACTATTCCATGCATCTAATATCCATGCTCTCCAAGTCGTTTCGGTTGGTAAATCCGTATCTGGTTGATTAAATGCATTTGCCGATTTTTCTAAAAAACTTTGCATTTCAGATTTAGTTAAAAGTCTAGCTTTCCATTCTTTTGTAAAGTTTATAGCATCTTGTGCTTGTATTCCTGGAGTTACGGGACTATCAAGTATTACAACATCAGATTTAATACTCATCGGTTTTTCATCGACAGCTGTAAGTTTTGCTTCATTTAAATTTTTAGTGCCAAATCTATGCATGTTTTCTGCAAGTAGATTTTTTAATTTAATATTTGACATCAACGTTCCATTTTATTTTAAAATAAATATAAACAAAAAAAAATATTATTTTGTAATATCAGAATAAAATATAGATTGTTCTTTAAGATAAATATCAATCAAATCTTTGGTTTTTTTTAAATCTTCTGAAAATGATCCTTTATGTCGACATCTAACAATTCTTTTGATAATATCAAATTCGTAGCTGTTTAATTTCCAATCTTCTGCAAATTTATACAAACTATCTTTACCTTTATAATGAGATTGTGTATTTACACTCATTTACGTACTCCTTTAATTGCGTTTTTTATTTCTTTTTCGGTGTACCCATAAAGTGACAGAAGATGAGTGCACTGATCCTGATTTAATAAGTCGGCGTAGTCGATTGCTTCGGAACGACTAACTTTGTAGTGTTCAGCAATTTGTTCAATCAATTTATCTGAAAATTTGTCTTCTTTTTTGCCTTTAACATACTTTGCAAAGTTATTGTTTGTAGGTAATAAATCATGATAAAGACGATATGTTTCTTTGGGACGTAACACACCAATTGTATATTTTTGTAACTCATTAATTACGTCTATCAGATCCTGCCGCATTGACAAATAACGATTAACCATATAAACCGAAAATTTCGATTGATCCGTTTCGGACCATTTTGTCCATTCTCGTTTTTTGCTAGTTACTCCGTTAATTAAATCGAAAATAGTTGCACTCTTTTTTTCTTCTGCCATTTTATAGTTTATATTTATCTTTTAATTTCATTTCAAATAAGTCTCCCATGGCAATTTCTAAAATAACTGCATTATCTGGTATTCCTGGTATTTTTCGTTCTAATACATCATCGATGCTTTTATTTCGCAACGTTTTCATTTTTGTTTTTGCATTGCTACGATTTGATGTCTTAAATACTATAGTTACGTCAGATTTATGATAAGGTATGGACATTATTTTTTCAATTTAATTGGTTGAAACTCTTCCGGAATAGCACCGCAATCATCGCATCTAAATACAGGTACCGGTACCATTGTATCTTTATCACCCCCGGTTAAGAATTTTGATACTTTGTTGATTGCCATTACCTGACGAAAGTATAATCCGTCACATTCTTTGCATTGTATCGGTTGCATATCATTTGGACCGATATTTACATTTAATTTACTCATATTTCTCCTAAAATATTGACAAACATTGCCATTATGTTAATTTCTTTATCAACCACACTAGCATCTTTATATTGCGATTCTGCGATAATTAATATGCAAGGTGCAATATGTCCATGGGCGAAGTCATCTAAATTATCGAATAAGAAAGTATACATTGGAGTAAAATCTCTAACTTTGCTATCTGCAATAATCTGTCTAATCTTACCAAATGCAGCTTTTTTGTCTTTTGGATTTTTTAAAACATCCAATATTTCGGTCATGTAATTTGCTTGAATCGCACTTGCTTTATCTAATTGCAATTTACCGTTAACTACAGATGCCTGTGATGCATTAATAGCACGACGAATATCTGGATATGATGCATTAATAATTGCAGCAATATCTTTGATATCATATTGAACTTGGTTTTCTTCTAAAACTTGTACAAGTCGTTTTGCTACATCCGTTTTATTAGGGGGAGTAATTGCAAATGTCTGACAACGAGATTGAATTGGATCGATAATCTTTTCAACGTAATTACAAGTTAAAATGAAACGCGTTGTTTTGCTATATGTCTCCATTAAATTGCGTAATGCTGCTTGTGCATTTGGAGTTAAATAATCCGCTTCATCTAAAATAATAATTTTCCATCGACGAAATCCTACCGTAGATGCATAACGTTTAATTTTATCTCGTACCGCGTCAACTGAATTTTCATCGGATGCGTTTATATACATAACATCGGCATCCACACTACCGGCAATGATTTTTGCCAACGTTGTCTTCCCGGTACCTGCGGTACCATAGAATAATAAGTGAGGAACATCGCCATTATTAATAAAGATGCGTACTTTTTCAATGATATGTTCATTGCCTATATATCCTTCCAATGTATCGGGTCGAAATGATTCTACCCAAAGTGTGTTTTCTTGCGTTCCAAACATAATTTATTGTTTACCTCCTGTTGATCCAAATCCTTTTTCGCCTCGTTTAGTTCCAGTTAAAGAATCCGTAAGCATCCATTCTACATGTTCTACTTTGCAAAGTACCATTTGTGCAATACGATCTCCTTTGCGAAATTCAACGGATCTAGGACCATGATTTATTAAAATAACCCCAATTTCTCCACGATAGTCAGCATCAATTGTTCCTGGCGTATTTAACACTGTAATACCATGTTTTAATGCTAACCCGCTACGAGGCCGTATTTGTATTTCATAACCGTGAGGAATTTCTACAAATAATCCCGTTTTTGCTAAATGCCGGCCTGACGGATCGATAGCAAAATCCTCAGTGCAGCAAATATCTAAACCTGCTGCACTTGGAGTTTCATATTGTGGTAAATTATTGTCTGATTTATTTACTACTGATACTATCATAATTAATTCTGTAACATTACTAACCAATATGAAGATTCAAAATCCGATCCGGAAAAATCAATACGTGCCAATCCATCCGGAGAAACATGTAGCTTACCAGAATCGCCACGATTTGCTACTAATACTTCTTTTAATTTATCTGCGGAGAAACAAACCGGATCCATATCGGCACTTGTTGTCGTACCTACTTCAAATGTAATATTATCTGCATTAACCGTACTATAATTGATAATAAAACGAATTGTTCCGCCTTTTACTTGTACTGCAAAATTCTTTGCATCGGGCAACGCATTTTTTGCTTTAATAAATCTAGTTATGAATTCTTCATTAACTGGAATTTCAATTTGATATGCAGGTTCTGCGTTAATTGACGGAACTGCAGGAATAACCGTTGTATCTGCTAACATGAACGTCGCTTCTGTTTTACCTTCGCTAATTTTCATTGCATAATTTTTGCCAGCTGCATCTTTTACATCAATTTCTATGTTTTCGCCCAAAGCGGATAACATTTTAATTAATGCACCAGTATGATTAATTCCTAATTCGCCTTTCATGAAAGGAGTCGTTTTCCATTGTATTTTTCCTACAACCGTTTGGTCCATATCAATTAATTCGCAATTAATGCCTTCTGCATTTTCTTTCAATTTAACAGCTTCACAATTACCTGCTAAATAATAACGATTGATTAATGATTGTAATTTACTTTTTTCCATTTTTATCCTGATTAAAATTTAAAGAATTTATTGAAATTTTCAGCATCTGTAGTAGATATACTATCACCGCCGAATTTTTTATATGTTTTAATGTATTTTTCGTAGATGTGCGGAGCTGCATCTGGATCTGCAAACATTTCGTGCAATGATAATATTACATCATACAAATCCTTAGGTACTACCGTTTCTAACAATTCAACGTGACTATCTACCATTTGATTGATTTCATTTGCCGCGTCTACATACAAATGCGTATTATGAACTACCATTCTAGGCATAGCTTCTTGAGAATATCTATCTAATCCCGTTGGCGTTTGACCACCCAATAATTCGTAAGTAAAATCGCTACAAGCGGGACAACCTAAGCTACATGGAACGTGTTGAGTCAAATCCATATCAATTCCTTCTCGACCTTGCTTAACGTGATTCTTTCTTCGATATTCTGCATTCTTTGGAAAATATAATTCCGAGAATGTTTGTGTTTTGTAATTAGTAGAATGCAAATACGTTCCAAATACTGGATATTGTCCTGGAGACGAAGAATCCGTTGTTATATAGATTCTATTTCCGTAATACTTGTTCATTAATTTTTGCAATGTCGCTAAAATAAAGAAATCCGAAATCTTACTAATACCTAATAAGTGAACGTATTGATTTCGTTTATTTTCAAACTCTTTTTCTTTAAGAAGTAACGAAATAGCAAACATAAAATCTACTAATCTCTGCGGACCTCCAATTGCCCATCCTTGAAAATCAAAATGCTTAAATTTATTGTACCACCAAGCATACTCAGCTGAATTAGATCCTTGTAACATGTTTAAGAATTTAGTCTTACCGCTTTGATGCTTTTCAAACCAAGCAAAATTATCAAAACTAATATCTGCACATTCTGCAAATTTATTTCGATACTTAGTTTTAGGTGGAATATCTAAATTAGCTGCTACATCGCTATTAGCTTCTAACCAATGAAAAATCTTTTCTCGTAATTCATTGCTATAAGGCAAAGCACCCGTTGCTATCTGATATCCACC